GCCTCTTTTTCTTGCTAACTCACTTCAACACATTCTGATCGGGCCATCGTTAGAACGGTCCGGCATGAGGCATTCGGGTGGAATCTCATGAGCAGCAGACGCAAACGCTCCGACAGCGCTGCGGGCGCGACGGAGATTGTGCAGGGCGCATTGAGTGGCGCACCTAAGCCCCCGAAGGGCGTCACGATCAGCCCGGCAGTCGAGCCGTTCTGGGAGCTGGTCACGACCGCGAAGGCGAAGCGCGCATGGACGAAGAATGACCTGGTGCTGGCCGCCGAAGTCGCCCGGTGCATGTACCGGCTCGAAAGGGTGTCTGCGCAGCTTGAGCAGTATCTGGCCCTGACGCTCGCCGGCTCCGAGGCCGAAGACGCCGTAGACACCAAAGAGCTGGAGAAGCTGGCCGACACGCTGGCAAAGCGCATCCGCCTTCTGAGCGCGCACCTCCAGATTCACCCGGAGGCGACACAGGGCAAGAGCCGGGAACAGGTGAAGCAGAACCAGCAGCACAAGGAGGCGGCGGACCTTGCCAACGGTGAGGGCGACGGCCTGATTCCCGGCCTCACGATGCAATGACCCGAGGCGAGAAAGTTTGCCGGTTCATCGAATCGTACTGCGTAATTCCTGAGGGCGAGCATGTCGGGAAGCCGGTCAGGCTGGCCGAGTTTCAGAAGCGGTTCATCCTTGCGGTCTACGACAACCCGCACGGCACCGACACCGCCATCCTGAGCATTGCCCGGAAGAACGCCAAGACCGGGACCATCGCTTTTCTGGTGCTGGCACATACGGTCGGGCCGGAGGCAGTCAGGAACTCAAGGATCGTGTCGGGCGCCATGAGCCGCGAGCAGGCCGCCGAGGTGTACAACCTTGCGAGCAAGTGTGTTCAGTTGTCGCCAAAGCTCCGCGACTTGGTGCGGATTGTCCCTAGCAGCAAGAAGCTGATCGGTCTCCCGATGAACGTGGAGTACCAAGCCATCAGCGCGGAAGGGAAAACGGCACACGGGAAGTCGCCCATCCTCGCCATCTTGGACGAAGTGGGGCAGATACGGGGCCCGCAATCTGACTTCGTGGACGCGATCACCACCGCACAGGGCGCTTACGACAACCCGCTGCTGATCTACATCAGCACGCAGGCCGCCAACGACGGCGACCTGTTCAGCATCGTCATTGACGACGCGCTGAGGAACAAGCCGCCAAAGACAGTCTGCCACGTCTACGCCGCCGACAAGGACGCGGATGTGCTGGACGAGGCCCAATGGAAGAAGGCGAACCCTGCCTTGGGTCTGTTCCGCTCCGAGTCGGACATGCGCAAGCAGGCCGAGAAGGCGGCGCGGATGCCGAGCTTCGAGAACACGTTCCGCAACCTGAACCTGAACCAGCGCGTTGCGTCGGCCTCGCCCTTCATCAGCCGCAACGTCTGGGAGTCCTGTGGCGCCTTGCCGGTGGACATGGAGGGACTGGAGCTGTGGGGCGGGCTGGACCTGTCCGGCAGAGCCGACCTCACCAGCGCCGTGTTCATCGCGAAGGTCGACGGCCGGCTGGAAGTCTGGCCGTTCTTCTGGACGCCCGAAGAAGGGCTTCTGGACCGCTGCGACCGCGACCGCCAGCCCTACAACATCTGGGTGGACCAAGGCTATCTGCGCACGACGCCGGGCCGGACCATCGACTACGAGTTCGCGATCTCCGATCTGATGGAGATCCTTGGCGACAACCATCTGGCCGGCCTCGCGTTCGACCGCTGGCGCATCGACATCTTCAAGCGCGACTGCGACCGGCTGGGCGTTGAGCTTCCGATGATCCCGTTCGGGCAGGGCTTCAAGGACATGGCGCCAGCCATCGACAAGCTCGAAGAGTATCTGTTGAACGCCAACATGGCTCACGGGATGCACCCGGTTCTGACCATGTGTGCGGCCAACGCGGTGACGAGCCGCGACCCGGCCAATAACCGCAAGCTGGACAAGATGAAGGCCACGGGCCGCATTGACGGACTGGTGGCGCTGACCATGGCGATTGGCGCGATGGAAGGCAGTGAATCTGATGGAGAAGTCGACTTCTCCGACTTTATTGCAAACCCGGTGATTGCATGAGCAAACAAGCAAAGAAGCCAGGGCGGATTCGTGCGGCGATCCTGGAATGGTTCGGCGTGCCCGCTGGCGGCTATGCTGGTGGCGCGATCGCGGCGCCGTCTGACGCCGGGATCACGGTCACTCAGGAGAAGATGCTCACAATCTCGGCGGTGTGGGCATGTGCACGGCTGATCTCCGAGACCATCGCGACGCTGCCGCTTTCGATGTACGAGAAGACGAGCGCCGGAAAGCGCGTGGCCTCGCAACACCCCGTGCATTTCATCATCCACGATCAGCCCAATGCAGACACCACGGCGGCCGTTCACTGGGAGGCGACGATTGCCGCCATGCTGCTCCAAGGCAATGCCCGGTCCGAGAAGCTGATGAGCGGTGGGCGCCTTGTCGGAATTCGCTTCCTCGCGCCGAGCCGCCTGTCCAAGGTAAACCTCGGCCAGGGGCGGCACGAGTGGCGGTACATCGAGGACGACGGACGGCAGCGGGTCATCCCGGACTCGCGCATCTGGAACATTCCGGGCTTCTCGCTGGACGGCAAGTGCGGCGTCTCCGTGATCCAGTACGGCGCCAACGTGTTCGGCAATGCGTTGGCGGCGGAAGGGGCTGCTAGCAGCACTTTCGCAAACGGCTTGCACCCTACCGTCTACTACAGCATCGACCAGGTGTTGAAGGCAGAGCAGCGTTCGCAGTTTCGCGAGAGTCTGGAAAAGCTCTCCGGTGCGCTGAACGCAGGGAAATCGCCCCTCCTTGAAGGGGGCATGAAAGCGAACACCATCGGCATTAACCCGGATGATGCTCAGCTGCTGGAATCGCGTGCCTTTTCGGTGGAAGAGGTATGCCGCTGGTTCCGCGTGCCGCCGTTCATGGTCGGGCACGCGGAGAAGTCGACGAGCTGGGGCACCGGCATTGAGCAGCAGATGATCGGCTTCCTGACCTTCACGCTGGGGCCGTGGCTGCGCCGTATCGAGCAGGCCATCAGCAAGGATCTTCTGACACCGGCCGAGCGGCTTCGCTACTACCCGAAATTCAACGTCGAGGGCTTGCTTCGCTCTGATAGCGCAGCTCGCGCCGCGTTCTACAGCGCGATGGTCAACAACGGCATCTACACCCGCGACGAAGTGCGCGAGCTTGAAGACCGCGAGCCGATGGGTGGGAACGCCGCCGTCCTGACGGTTCAGACGGCATTGGCCCCGTTGGACTCCCTGGGGCAATCCGGTGACGCGCAGCAAGCGCGCGCCGCTCTCGCCAACTGGCTTCGCGAGCCCTCCGAAGACTGAGGAACCACCATGACGATCAAGACTCTTCCGGCTGCGCCGCAGGCAAGGCCGAGCGTAGCCGTGCGCACGGAGATTTCATCTGCGGCGCTGAACCGCTGGGATGCGGGGATAAAGGCAGCAAAGGAAGGCGACCGCTCCATCAGCATCTATGACGTGATCGGACAGGACTTCTGGACCGGCGAGGGTGTGACTGCGAAACGCGTTGCTGGCGCCTTGCGCCACCTGGGCGAAGGGCCGGTGACGGTGAATATCAACTCGCCGGGCGGCGACATGTTCGAGGGGCTGGCTATCTACAACCTGCTGCGCGAACACCCCGGTGAGGTGACGGTGAAGGTGCTCGGCCTTGCCGCCTCTGCCGCCTCCGTGATCGCCATGTCCGGCGACACCGTTCAAATTGCCCGCGCCGGCTTCCTGATGATTCACAACGCGTGGACGGTCGCAGCCGGCAACCGGAACGACTTCCGCGAGCTGGCCGACTTCCTGGAGCCGTTCGACCGCGCCATGGCGGACATCTACAACGCCCGCACCGGCATCGAAGCTGAAAAGATCAGTGAAATGCTTGACGCGGAAACCTGGATTGGTGGCTCCGAAGCCATCGAGCTTGGTTTCGCTGACGACCTTCTTTCTTCCGATCAGGCCGCGAGCGACGGGAAGGCGAAAAGCGCCGCTGTGCGCCGTGTGGAATCTGCCCTGCGGGCATCCGGGATGCCTCGCTCCGAGGCAATGAAGCTGATTTCCGAGTTCAAGGCCAGCTTGCGCGACGCGGCTGGTAACGGTGCGCGTGATGCCACCGATGGCGGCGATTCCGCCGCGCTGAGCGAAGCAGCCGCAATCGCGGCATCACTTACCACTCGTTTCTGAGGAGAAACATCATGGCCCTCGAAGAGGACATCAAAACTATCACCGCGAGCCTGAAGCAGGTAGACGACCAGCTCAAGGCTCATGCCGAGCGTGCGGAGAAAGAGATCAAGGCGCACGCGAAGATGAGCGAAGAAACCCGCGCCAAGGTGGATGAACTGCTGATGGCGCAGGGTGAGCTTCGTGCCAACCTGCAAGCTGCCGAGCAGACCATCGCCAAGCTTGAGCAGGGCGGCGGCCACGTTGCTCGTCCGAAGTCGGCAGGCGAACTCGTCACCGAGTCCGACCAGTACAAGGCTTTCGCGGCCTCCGGGCGCGGAAGCGTGAAGGTTGGCATTCAGGCGGCCGTCACCAGCGATGCCAGCTCTGCCGGAGACCTGATCGAGCCGCAGCGGGTGCCGGGCATCGTGGCGCCGCCGCAGCAGCGCCTGTTCCTTCGCGACCTGCTGAACTGGGGCCGCACCGGCAGCAACAGCATCGAGTACGTGAAGGAAACCGGCTTCACCAATTCTGCTGACGTGGTGTCGGAGAATCCGGCGAATCCGAAGCCGGAGTCTGACCTTCAGTTCGACCTGGAGTCCGCGCCGGTCGCCACGATTGCGCACTGGATTCAGGCCTCCCGCCAGGTTCTGGCGGATGCGTCGATGCTCCAGTCGTACATCAACGGCCGCCTCATGTACGGCCTGAAGTACAAGGAAGAGCTTCAGCTCCTGAAGGGCTCCGGCGTTGGCCTCAACATCGAGGGCATCTACACGCAGGCGTCCAGCTACAGCAATCCCGGCGTGACCGTTCAGGCCGAGACTGCCATCGACCGCCTGCGCCTCGCTCTGCTTCAGGTGACGCTGGCCGAGTACGACGCCGACGGCATCGTGCTGAACCCGGTGGACTGGGCGGCCATCGAGCTGACCAAGACGACCGACAACGCCTACCTGTTCGCGACGCCGCGCGGGCTCGCTGCGCCGGGCCTCTGGGGTCGCCCGGTGGTCGCCACGCAGGCAATGGATGTCGGCGACTTCCTGACCGGTTCGTTCCAGATGGGCGCGCAGGGCTGGGACCGCGAGGACGCATCCGTCACGATCTCCCTGGAAGACCGCGACAACTTCGTGAAGAACATGGTCACCATCCTCTGCGAAGAGCGCGTGGGCCTGACTGTGTATCGTCCCGAGGCGTTCGTGAAGGGCGACTTCGACGGCCTGCCGGCGTCGGCCTGATGATCAGCGGGGCTTCGGCCCCGCTTTTCTTTTCGGAGGAATCATGCAGGTTCGAGCGCTGCAAAGTTTCGAGCATGGCGGTTCGCGCAAGCGCGGGACGACATTCTCAGTGAGTGACAATCAGGCGAAGAAGCTGGAGCAGGCCGGTCTGGTCGAGATCGTGAGGCCCGGCGCGGACCCTGCGAAGGCCGGTGGCGCGAGGTCGTCTGCATCGCCAGCGGCCCAAGTCTCACCGCAGACGACGTTGAGAAAGTCAAAGCGTGGCGGCAGGCGAAGGAAGGCCGGGGCGTCATCGTCACAAATACCACATTCAAGCTAGCGCCGTGGGCGGACGTGCTCTATGCCATGGATCGCGCATGGTGGAGCAAGTATCACGCTGAGGCGCGGCAGAAATTCAAGGGTGAATTGGTCTGCGCTGCCGAGCGCTGCTTCGGTGTGAGGCGGGTTCGGTTCAAGAATGGCGGCAACTCAGGTGCCGGAGCTATGTCACTGGCCGCCCATTGGGGCGCAAGGCGGATCATCCTGCTCGGCTACGACTGCAAGTACGCCGATGACGGCAAGCGCCACTGGCACGGCGACCACCCGAAAGGGCTGGGCAATGCGGTCTCGATGCCGAAGTGGATGGGCCAGTTCAAGGAAATCGCCGGCCACCTGCGGGGCGTGATGATCGTCAATGCCAGTCGAGACACGGCCCTCAGATTCTGGCCGCGCAAACCGCTGGAAGAGGCCCTTGCGTAAAGTCTGCGTGCTCCGCTCTGGCGGTGAGTACAAGCCCGCCCATGTGCAGTGGCTGGCCCGTCAGGTGCCGGGTCTCATCTGTCTCTCCGACACGGACGTGCCGGGTGTGGAGACAGTCCCGCTCCGCTACGACTGGCCCGGCTGGTGGGCGAAAATGTGCCTGTTTAAGCCCGGCATCATCGCCGGCGACCTGCTTTACCTGGACCTCGACACCGTAGTGCGCGGCGACCTGTCCCCTCTTATCGAGGCCGCAGGCGGCAAGACGACGATGCTTTCGGACTTCTACTGGCCGGAGCATCCCGCAAGCGGGCTGATGTATATCGCAGAGCGGGACAAGACCAAGGTCTGGACTGAGTGGATGAAGTCTCCCGCGAAGCACATGGCGCGTAGAGGTGGGCGCGGGACGATGGGCGATCAGGGCTTTATCGGCCCCATCCTTGACCCGCAGCGCTGGCAAGATGTCGCGCCCGGCAAGGTGGTTTCGTACAAGGTTCACTGCAAACGGACGCTCCCGAGCGCAACCGTCATCTGTTTCCACGGCAACCCCCGACCCTGGCAAGTCAGGGCAAACTGGATTCCGCCACTATGATCGACCCCTACAGCGTATCGCTCGAAGAGGCGCGCCGTCAGGCACGACTTGAAGAGGGCTATGACGACGACAAGCTACAGGAGTGTCTGGACAGCGCCGTATCCGCTGCAAGCGACTTTCTCGACCGCGACATTCCGTGGGAAGACGACGACGGCAATCAGGTCGAGATTCCCGGCTCCGTCCGAGCCGCGATTCTCTGCATCACGCGCGACCTGTATGACGAGCGCGGCGCCACAGGCGAGCTTCTTCAGCGCGGAACGACGGCGTACAACCTTCTGTTTCCTCATAAGATCCTGGGGGCCTGATGGACGGCGTTGATCCGGGCGAGCTGGACCAGAAGATCACCATCAACCGCGAGACCCTGACCGATGACGGCATGGGCGGGCAGATCGTGACGCGGGCGGCAGTTGCCTCGAATGTCTGGGCCAAGGCTCGCGCATTGTCCGGCGGCGAAGCGGAGCGATTCGACAAACTCAACGCCACGGCTATGGTTCGGTTCATCATCCGCTACCGCGACGACATCCAGCATGATGACCAGATCGTGTGGAACGGCGTGGAGCACAACATCAGATACATCGAGCCGACCAGCTCACGGCGGCTCTATCTGGCAATCGACGCAGAGCGAGGCGTGGCGCAATGAAGGGCGCATCGGTCGAAGTGATCGGCCTCGAAGACATGGAGCGCACGCTAAAGACGCTCCTGCCGAAGCACGCCACGAACATCATGCGCGCCACGGTTCACGGCATCGCGTCGGAGGTGGCAAAAGATGCGAGGAAGCGAGCGCCGAAGGATACGGGTGCGCTCAGGAAGGCTATCAAGCCCAAGCGACGCCGGATGGAGAAAGGGAATCCCCGCAGCGATGTAATCGTCACTCAGGGTCGCGATGCCAAGCACGACGCCTACTACTGGAGGTGGGTTGAACATGGGACCGTCGACCAGCCGGAGCGCCCCTTCATCCGTCCGGCGGTCGATGCGGCCCGCGCCAATCTGGACGAGATCATCACGCAGCAGTTCGGCAAGAAGCTCGAAGCGGCTGCCCGGCGTGAAGCGAAGAAGCAGGCGAAACGATGAGCTTTGAACTGGTAGTCCAGACGGTCGTGTATCAGGCCTTGTCAGCCAGCGCGGAGCTGACGCAGCTCGTGACGGGCGTATTCGATGCGGTGCCGCAGGGGCAGTCCTTCCCCTACGTCTCAATTGGCGAGGACAGCCACAACGAGTGGGACACCGTCACCACGAGCGGCTCTGACTGCACGATCACCATTCACTCATGGTCCCGCGAGCGTGGACGCATGGAGATCAAGCAAATCCAGGGTGCGATCTACAACGCCCTGCACAACGCCGACGTGACGCACAACGGCTATCGAATCGATACGGTCCAGTGGCTCGGCTCCGAGTCATTCATGGATCAAGACGGCCTGACCCGCCACGGGGTCTCCACCTTTCGGGTGATGCTCGACAAAGCGTGACCCGAGCAATTCTCCACCACCAGCCCGCCTCGTGCGGGCTTTTTTGTATCTGAAAGAGGGCACAACCAATGGCGTTGGGACGCAAAGCGAAACTCAAGAAGGACGGCTCGGTCATCGCCGGCATCCGCACCGTTACCCTGTCGTGGTCCGGCGAGTCGGTGGACCTGACCACTGGCGAGGATGACGGCTTCCGCAAGCTGGACGAGCTGAGCGGTCAGGAGCAGATCGACATCTCGTTCGAGGGCATTTCAAAGGACGGCGACGTCTTTCGCGATCTGGTGTTCAGCAATGGCTCGCGAATGCTGACCGACGTCACCATCGAGTTCGAGATTCTCGATCCCACGAATACCACTCCGGCAAGCCTGACGTGCGACTTCCGCCTGTCCTCTTACGAAGAAGGCAAGCCGTACAACGACGCCACCACGTTCTCCGGCACGCTCGAATCCTCGGGCGAGTGGACGTACACGCCGGAGTCCAGCTAATGGCCAGCGTATTCGAGAGCGTCACGCTTACCTGGAACGGCACGGACTACGAGGTTCCGCCAGATCGGGTGATGGGGCTGATCGAAGTCGTCGAGGACTGCATCACCTTCGAGGACCTTGCCGGCAAGGTGAAGCGCGCCAAGCTCGCCAAGGCGTACACCTCGGCCATTCGCTACGCGGCTGCCTGCAACGGCAAGTCCGTGAAGGTGAAAGAGGAAAGTGTCTACGAGGCCCTGTTCGGCCCTGAGGCGGCCAGTCAGATCACCACCATCGTGCACGCGCTGATGATGATGATGATCCCCCCGGAGCATCTGCGGGGAAAGGCCGAAGCCCCGGCGCCGAAGAAGGCGCCCGCCCGAAAGCGAGCCACGGCTACGTCAAGGAAGCGTACCTAGCGGCAACCGGAACATGGGGCTTGCCGCCGTCTGAGTTCTGGCGGCTGCACCCCCGCGAATTCTGGTGGCTGTACGAAGCGAAAACCCCTCCCGATCAACGAGTCTCGCCCGACGAAAAGTGGGCGGAACTCTACGCACTTCTGGACTGATTCATGGCGAACGAAGCAGCAAGCATTGCGGTGCGCATCGGCGCAGACCTTGCGCCGTTGCAGCAGGGATTGGCCAAGGGCTCGGATAGCGTTTCTGCGTTCAGCGCGAAGTCCGTCACGCAGCTTCGGAACGTCGCCAGTCAGGCGGTGAAGGTCGGGGCGGCGGCAACGGCAGCCGGGGCGGCAATACTGGCTGGGTTGTACGTGAAGGGCTCGCAGGCCATCGACGCGCAGGCGAAGCTCGCGCAGCAGCTCAACACCACGTCGGCCAGCATGGCGACGCTGACGCGGGCGGGCGACCTGTCCGGGGTCTCGATGGAAAAGATCACCTCCGGTGCGCGTGCGCTGACGGTGAGGCTGGCGCAGGCGGCGGAAGGGACCGGGCCGGCAGTTGATGCCATGAAGCAGCTTGGCCTCACGGCTGAGCAGCTTGCCCAGATGCCGCTGGACCAGCGTATTGCGACGATCAACGCCCGCATTCAGGAGACAGTGCCGGCGGCAGGACGGGCGGCCATGTCTGCCCGGTTCTTCGGTGAAGAGGCTGGGACGGCTTTTGCCCTCCTGGACTCGGGCACGATGGCGCGCGCAGCACGCGAAGCCGAGCTTTTCGGCCTCTCGCTCTCCGACATCGACGCCGCCAAGGTCGAGCAGGCGAACGACGCCATGTCCACTATCGGCATGGCGACCGACGGGCTCATCCAGCAGTTCACGGTGGAGCTTGCTCCGATCATCAAGGCCGTGTCGGATCGGTTCGTCGAGGCCGCAGAGGAAGCGGGCGGCATGGGCAATGTCGTGTCCGATGCGTTCGAGTCGATCGTCGGCGTGGCCGGATTCGTGATGGATGCGGTCGAGGGCGTGAAGCGTGCATTCTCGCTCGCAGCGGACGGCATCATCATCTACATCAACAAGATCCTGGAGGTGGCGTCTGCTGGCATCGCGAAGATGATGGAGCTTGCCGACGCCGTGCCGGGCATCGACATGTCCGAGTCCATTGCCTCGGTGCAAGGATTCAGTGACACGGCTGCCGGGGTGGTGGCGGCAGCGCAGGAGAACATCAAGGCGACGCTTTCCGAGCCCATGCCAAGCGAGGGGCTCAAGAAGTTCGTGCAGGAAGCGCAGGCAGCCGGGCAGGCCGCAGCCGAGGCCGCCGTGAAGGCCCGCGAAGCCGCAGGCGGAGGGGCGGTTGCGACACTGGACGACGCCCGGACGCCCGCAGAGCAAGAGGCCATCCAGAAGCGCCTCGAAGCCATCCGCCAAGCCAACCTCACCGAGATCGACCTGCTGAAGGAAAAGCAGGCCGAGGAAATGGCGCTGATCGCTCAGGCGCGCGAACTCGGACTGGAGACGAAAGCGACCTACGACGAACTGGAGCGCGAGGCCGAGATTCGTCATCAGGAGGAAATGGCGGAAGCGAAAAAGCGGGTTGCCGAGCAGACTGGCCGCTGGGAGGACATGAACACCACGCAGCGACTGAACACGCTGAAGGGATATTTCGGCCAGGCCTCCAGCCTGATGAACTCCGAGTCTCGGAAGATGTTCGAGATCGGCAAGGCTGCCGCCTACGCGCAGGCAATGATCAACACCTTCCAGGGTATCTCGGAGGCGTGGAAGTTAGGCCCGATCCTCGGTCCGCCGATGGCTGCCCTTGTGGCGCTGAATGGCTTTGCACAAGTTCAGAATATCCGAAAACAGAAGTTCGGCGGTGGCGCATCCTCGCCCACCGGCTCCGTAACGGGACAGATCAACGCCGGCAACGCGCCCGTTCAGACCACGCAGGAGCAGCAGCGCAACCTGTACGTCACGCTGCAAGGCATCAATCCGAACTCCTTCATTCGGGCCGGCAGTCTTGTTTCCGCGCTCAATGAAGAGCTGGAGAACGGCGGACGGATTCGCGGCATGGGGTTTGCGGCATGAGCGTCCATATTTCCGACACGCTTGTCATTACGCCGGGCAGCAACCTCGAGCCTCCATTCCCGCTCACGCATGCGCGCATTGCCTACGACTCGTTCGTGGACGAGACCAAGGTATCCGCGTCGTCGGAAGCTGCGTCGCGCCCGGCCACGGCGGCGGCAAGCATACTGGGTTTCGAGTGGTGGTCCCCATCCGCAATTCCTACGATTGCCTCGCCGGCCACATGGACGCTGATGCTCGACGAGCAGAAGGAGGCGGACTACATCGGTATCGGCGTGCACAACCTCGCGGGGGCAGAAGTCGAGCTGGAGTATTCGACTGATGGCGAGACGTGGACCAGCATCGACTCGTTCATCCAAGCGAACAACTCGCCCATCCTGTCGCTTTTCCAGGCGGTGTACGCGATGGGCTGGCGGATCACGATTCACTCTGCGCTGACCCTTCCCCGACTGGGCGCGATCTATATCGGCAAGGCGCTACAGATGCAGCGTGCGATCTACGCCGGGCACTCGCCTGTCACACTCTCTCGCACAACGGAAATGCTGGGCAACCAGTCCGAGGGCGGGCTGTTCCTTGGTCGCTCCATCGTGCGGCGCGGCGTCTCCACCTCGTACGAATGGGATAACCTCACCGCACCCTGGTATCGAGAATACTTTGACCCCTTCGTGAAGGCCGCCAGAGTGCGGCCTTTTTTCATCGCATGGCGTCCATCGAAGT